ATACTCACTTTCAATCATGAGAATATCTTAAAGTTCACTGACAAAGATGGTAAGACCATAAGAGATTTCCATGATATTCACCATATGAATGAGTATATCATTGACAGGTGGAATAAACTTATCCGTCCACAAGATAAGGTTTATCATCTTGGTGATGTTTACTTTGGATCAAGAGATAAAGCAGAGGAAATCCTAAAGAGATTAAATGGTAAAAAGAGACTAATTCTTGGAAACCATGATGTAATCTATGGGAATAATATCCTACAGAGATATTTCCAAAAGATTTATCTATGGAGAAAATGGGGAAATGAGGGTTTATTGATGTCTCATGTCCCTGTTCATCTTTCTGTTCTAGGAGAAAGTAGATTTTCAGGTAAGAAATTCATCAATGTCCATGGGCATATCCATCAAAATGATTCTCCTGAAGGACCATACGTCAATGTCTGTGTAGAAAAAACTGACTATTGTCCTGTACATATTGAAGAATTAATGAAAATACAGAAAAAATTTCAAGAAAAATAGCTTTACCCTCTTGACAAATCAGAAAATGATGGTATAATTACTGTATCGAAATAGAGATGAAAACACAATTTGATATAATCCAAAAGAACCCTGATTACCATTTAGTTATTAATCAGTATGACGATGTAACCTATACTTTGTATCGTAATATATGGTTTTTCGGGCTTATAATTTGGAGAGATATGATAGTAAGAACTCATCACTTTCCATTAATTTGGATAAAGTTCAAAGAGGATAGAATTAGAAGGATGAAGAAATAAGGACTATTGTTTTAGATTGTGAAGGAGATGGACTTTATCCTACTAAGATTTATTGCTTAAGTTATACAGAGAATAATCTTCCTCCTGTTACATTAACTAAGTATCAGGATATGAGAGATTTACTCTTAAATGTTGATTATATTGTAGTTCACAATGGAAGTCGTTGGGATTTAGTTCATCTTCAACGTTTATTAGAAATTGAAATCAAAGCTGCAGTTGTAGATAGCCTAGCCTTATCTTGGTATCTTTTCCCTGAGAGAAATCGTCATGGATTAGAATATTGGGGTGAAGATTTTGGTATTCCAAAGCCTAAAATTAATGATTGGGTTAATTTAACTCTTCCAGAATACATCAAAAGATGTGAAGAAGATGTTAAGATTAATACCAGATTATGGAATATGCAATGGAATAAACTGAAAGCTATTTATAATTCAGAAGAAGATATCTGGAGGTTTATAAAATACCTAGAGTTTAAAATGTCCTGTGCTAGGAAACAGGAAGATTCTGAATGGAAGATTGATAAACAATTTATTCTAGATAGTATTGATAAATTAGAAAAAGAAAGAGAAAATCGTATTGATGCTCTAAGGGCTGCAATGCCCAAAGTTCCTATATCAGTTACAAGGTCTAAACCTCAAAATCTTTATAAAGCTGATGGGACATTATCTAAAAGAGCAGAGGCTTGGTTTGACCTCTTAAAACAAACTAACTCCCCTGAAAATTCAGAAGAAATTGAAGTCATCCTAGAACATATAGATGGTAATCCGTCTTCAACCGATCAGATAAAAGATTGGTTATTCTCTCTAGGATGGAAACCACAGACATTCAAACAAAATAAGAAAAAAGAAGATGTCCCTCAAATAAATCAAGAACACGGTAAAGGTATTTGTGAAAGTATCAAAAAATTATTCACAAAAGAACCTGCTCTTGAAAATCTTGATGGATTAAGCATCTTAAATCATCGTATTCCTCTGTTAAAGAGTTTCTTGGAATATGAAAATGATGGATACGTTCAAGCTACTATCCAAGGCTTAACTAATACACTTCGTTTCCAACATGCTAAACCTTGTGTTAATATGCCAAAGGTTGAAAAACCTTATGGGTATGAAATACGTGGTTCCTTGATTGCACCAGATGGATATGAACTCTGTGGTGCAGATATGTCAGGATTGGAAGATAGGCTAAAACAACATTTTATCTTCCCTTATGATCCTGAATATGTCCAGAAACTCATGGACAAAGATTATGACCCTCATATAGCTCTAGCTGTTATGGCTGACATGCTTCGTAGAAATGAAGCTGATTTATATAAAATCCTAGATAAAAAAGAAGAAAAAGATAAAGAAGAGAAATTAGAATATGCAAGACTTAAAGGTATCAGAAGCATAGCTAAAAATGGAAATTATGCCTAAATTTGGGCATGTAAAATCGTGTGAACTCAGGGAAACTCCTAAAAGGACAATCCTGAACCAAGCTTTTAACGTAAGTTAATTGAAGGTGCAACGACTATCTCGAAAGAGAGTACTCTCAAGTGAGAGGAAGCGCACGACACTGAAAAGTGATGATATAGTCTGATCTATATAGTAATATATAGCTGCGAAAGCGGGTAGAGATTAACGACCTCTATTGAACATAAATGGTCAGTATAATGCATATCCTCCAAGATTGGCTATAACTTGTGGTATTACACTAGCAAAAGCTAAAGTATTGTTCGATGCTTATTGGGAACTTAATAAATCAATTAAAGCTGTAACTAAAACATTAAAGACTAAAGAAGTAGGAACACAAGTTTATCAGTACAATCCTATTTCTGATTTTTGGTATGTATTAAGAAAAGAGAATGACAAATTCAGTACTCTCGTGCAAGGAACTGCTGCATACGTTTTCGACCTTTGGGTTAGAAATGTTCTTGCAGAACGGGGCCAACTCACGGCACAATTTCATGACGAAATCGTCCTTACAATTAAAAAGGGATTTAGAGACGAGTGTAGTGATTTACTTAGGAGATCAATTAAGATTACCAATGAACAATTAAAACTAAACAGAGAACTTGATATAGGAATTCAATATGGGGACCGTTATTCAGATATTCACTGATGGTTCCTGTTCTGGAAACCCAGGTCCGGGAGGTTGGGCTTTTGTAGAAGTAGATACATTTTATCAGGAAAGAGGGTTTAATAAACATACTACGAATAATGAGATGGAACTATTTGCTATCCACAAAGCTTTAGAATATGCAAAAAAGAAAGAAGCTAGAGATGTTAAAATAGTTACTGATTCTCTGTATAGTATGAACGTATGTTTAGGATATTGGCAAAAGAAAAAGAACACTGAACTCATAACTAAAATTGAAGAACAGATAAAAGAATTTAAATCAGTTGGTTTTCAATGGGTGAAAGGTCACTCAGGGAATCAATATAATGAACTTGTAGATAAATTAGCTAAGGGTTAATAAACCCGTATTTTAAGAGGAATATAATTAATTGGCAAATACTAAATGGCAAGTCTATACTGGTGAAGCTAGGTTTATGAAGATTTATGAACCTGATTTCTTTGAGGGTGTAGGCAAGTATAAAGCCCCTATCGTCGTATCTAAAGAAACTCTTGATAAGATGAAGGAGGCTGGTATCAGGAGACAACCTAAAGATGACCCTGATGGTAAAGGTAAGTTAGTAACTTTTACCAGAGATTTTACTAAAGAATTTGAAAAAGGTAAGATTACATTCTTCTGTCCTCCTTCTATCTATGATAGAGATGGCAAGGCTTTAGTTGAATATTATAACAGAGAAACTAATAAGAGAGTAACTCAGTTTACAGAAGAAGAAAAAGATAAGATTGAACGTCGTGGTAAAGAAGTTCTTATCGGTAATGGGTCAATTGTGGAACTTAGGATTGCTGTATATGATGCAGGTAAGTTCCGTGGTTCTAGATTGGAAGCTATTAGAATTATTGACCTTATTGAGTATACTCGCCCTGAGTATAAAAGTGAGTTAGCAGATGCAGAGGGCACTCCCTTTGATGTAGATACTAAAGTACAGTTACCTGAGAAGAAGCAAGAACCTGCTAAGATTGGCTGGTAAGAGGAATTAAATGAAAAAGAAAATGAACTTTGGCAAAGAAGTTAAAGTAATCGATATCAAGACTAACGAATATCATACTTATAGATTACCTGCTGCCAAAGATTTCTATGAAAATTATGAAAAGACTTATGGGACTCAATACGATGACATTGAAAAAGACGATGTTAAAGGAGGAGTCCCACTCCTTTGGGAAAGGGTTGGATAATAACAGAAAAGAAAATAGATACTTTAGTCTTTGATATAGAGTCTCTTCTTGAAAATGGAGTAGATGAGATTAGTGATGAAGCTATAGTTAAACTTGGAAACGCTATAGCAACTGATATAAAAGAAAGACTTCTTAAAAAGAATAGGATAAAAGAAACTAATCTTAGAATGTCTTCAATAGGTAAACCTTGTGATAGACAACTTTGGTATAGTATAAATGAACCAGAAAAAGGAGAATCTCTTAGATCAGAACACCATCTTAAATTTATATATGGTTCAATTATTGAAGAGCTTTTATTATTCTTAGCGGAGCTAGCAGGTCATGGAGTTAAAGGTCGTCAAGATGAACAAAAGATCGAAGGTATCAAAGGTCATAGAGATGCGATCATTGACGGTACTTTGATTGATGTAAAAAGTGCTTCATCATATTCCTTCAAGAAATTCAAAGAGGGAAGACTTAAAGAAGATGATGCATTTGGATATATTCCACAAATCCTTTCTTATCTCCATGCATCCCAAGAGGATGAAAACCTTAAGGACAAGGAAAGAGCTGCGTTTCTGGTTGTTGACAAAACTCTTGGACATATCACTCTTGATTTCCATGAGAAAGATAATACAGACTGGCCTTCATATTTTAATAGTAAGAAAGAGCTTGTTGCCCAAGAGGTCCCACCAGAAAAAGCATTTGAACCAGAACCATTTGGGAAATCAGGTAATCTAAAACTTGGGACTAATTGTGGATATTGTTCTTTTAGAAAACATTGCTGGCCTGAGAGTAGAATATTCCTATATTCGTATGGACCAGTTCATTTAGTTAATATAGAAAATGAACCTAATGTACCTGAGATAATAGATGATAATTCCTAAAAATACAATTATATCAACTAACGATGGTCACTATATTTGTATGACCAATAAGGAAACCTATTCAGGGGATTTTGTTAATTCATTAGATTATACTTGTTGGTATGATGGAAAAGGTTGGGATAATGAGGATATAACTAATTCTGATCTTTTCTGGATTGCTTATGATCATACAAAGAGAAGATTAAAAGCTAATGAAGAAAAAATAAAGGTTAAAGTTAAGAAGGAAAAACTAGCATAGAACTACATGAAAAGAAAGATAAAGCTCGTTGGTATAATATAAAAAGAATTTATGGAATTTCTCAGACTGAATATGAAGAACTCTTAGAAGAACAAAAGTTTTCCTGTGGTATTTGTAAAAGACACGAAAGTGAATTTGCTAAAAAGTTAGCAGTTGACCATGATCATCATACAGGAGAAATTAGAGGCCTTCTTTGTCAGTATTGTAATCAACGAGTATTAGGTAGACATCGTGATCCAATAATTTTTAGAAATACAGCAGAGTATCTCGAAAGAGATCGGAAAGGATGGAAAGTTCCCTCAAAGAAAAGAATAAAGAAAAGATCAAAACGGTCTCCTTCTAATAATAAGAAAAGGAGAAAGAATGGGTAGCACTCATCTTGTAATCCCTGATTGTCATGCCCATGCTGATTACCCTAATGACAGAGCAGATTGGGTTGGAAAGTTAATAGTTGATCTTAAACCTGATGTAGTTGTTAATTTAGGTGATATGTGGGATCTTCCTTCTTTCTCTAGTTATGATAAAGGTAGAGCAAAGTTTCATGGGAGATCATATCGTAAAGACCTAGATGCAGGTTTAGAGTTTGATGATAGATTGTGGGGACCTTTAAAGAAAGCTAAGAAGAAAAGACCCTTAAGAGTTTTTCTTGAGGGTAATCACGAAGAACGTATGAAGAGGGCCTTAGATATTTCTCCTGAACTTGATGGAGTTATATCATTCAAAGATTTCCAACTTGATAAAAATTATGATGAAGTTGTAGAATACCAAGGGAATACTCCCGGTATCATCACAATAGATGGTGTTTCATATGCTCATTACTTCATATCAGGAGTTATGGCAAGAAACGTTGGTGGAGAGCACCCTGCCTATAGTATTATTACTAAACAGTTTCATTCTGCAACTTGTGGACATATACATACTTTTGATTATGCTATTAGAACTAGTGCAATAGGAAAGAAAATACATGGATTAGTAGCAGGAGTATATCAAGATTATCAATCCCCATGGGGTGGAGACGTAAATCGTTTGTGGGATAGAGGATTGGTAATCAAAAGGGGTGTAGAGAATGGATCATATGATCTTGAATGGGTTGGAATTAATAGATTAAAAGAAATATATGGGAAGTAATGAAATCAAAGAGCGGCACTTAAAAAGACGCCAAAGAAATCTTGCCGCTAAGGAACTAAGAACTTCAGGTGCTTTCAAACAAAGAATTCAAAATCCTAAGAAGGGTGAATACAAAAGAGAGCACCTTAGTATTAGAGACTTAGATAAATTTATAAAGGAAGAACAAGAATAATGAATAGTGAAAATGAACTCAGAAAACTACTGAGTATGTATTTTGAAGATTATATGTTAGATGATCTTCTTTGGGATTTATCTGTTGATCCAGGTGATTTAATCATTGCAGGTATTAAACAGGGAGTATTGGACAGAGAGAAAATTGAGGAAATTCTATTAGATGAGTGAAGTAATACTACATGAATACTGGGGTTCCGGTGCTTGTGGTGTATCCTTCATGTCTTTTAGTCCTATATTAACAGAATTTCTACAAGAAACAAAGGTTATAAAAGATGATCAATTCGTCTTAATCCAGAGTATTGAATTAACCCCTGAAGATGGAATGTTATTCCAATATGATATTCATACATTTTTCCCTGTTGAGGAAGAAGATGGAGAACCTATAGTTGAAGTATAAATATGTAATCTATGGTCGAGAAGATGATATGAGTTCTAGACAAGCTGCTAGAATGTTAAGAGATAATCAACAAGACTATAGGTTCATTCATATAGACGATGAAGAATATTTTTCCACAGAAGATTTGAAATCTTTAGTCATCAAAACTGAAGCAAAGAAAATTCCAATAGTATTTATTGATGATGAATATATTGGAAGTAAGGAAGAATTAGAGAATTATCTTGATAAAAGAAGAAGATAAATTGATACTAGCCATGGTAGGTCTTATGTTTCTTGCAGTTATATTAGCTACTTGTTCTCCAGCCCCTGCCATGGCTTTAACAAAGGAATATCATATTGTTAGAGATGGTTAAGAATTTAGTAATTGCAGCAGCATTCGCAGGTGTAGGATATGGGTTTTATATAAATCAGCCAGTTCCTATTGATACTGCTATTGCTTCTACAGTACAATTAGAAAATTATTGTTCAGGGACTATCATCAATGATCCTGTTCTTTCAGACGGTGAACAGTTTACTGTAATTACTGCAAAGCATTGTTTAGCTAAAGATCAGAAAATTGGTACAGTTCTTTCTGTTAATATTGCAGAAGATATTGATAACAAGTTTACCAAGATGAAGGAAATTAAGGTTATTGTTAAAGATATTTCACTTGTATCAGATTTGATTTTACTCCAAGGTGTTAAACAGGGGGAAGGACTAGAGTTACCAAAAGCTAATATTTATAAAGGTGATGTCAAGATAGGAGATGAAGTTCTTTCTGTGTCTTATCCCTTTGGTTTATCTAAGTTGATCACTAATGGCTATCTAGGTTATTTATTCACTTTTCCTGCCTTCAAAGATGTATCTAAGGATTTCTTGTATCAATTGAGTACAACCCAAGCGGCAGGTGGTTCAAGTGGCAGTGGTCTTTTTAAAGCTGGTAATAATGAATATGAACTCATCGGTGTATTAACAGGAGGTATTGCTTACATTACTGTTTATACCCCATTAGAAGAAATCAGAGAGTTTTTGAACTTACAGAAGAAAGTTACTTAATGGAACTTGCTGGTATAATTGTTGCATTTGTCATAGTAACCGGAATGATTATCGTTTGGTTATATGATTATTTTAAAGATGAAGAAGGAGAAGATGAATGATTGGGTTTGTACTCGGTTGTATCATTACGTTCTGTGTAACTTATTATTTCTATGATAAGATTAATAAGTTCATAGATGATATCACTAATAAGTGGTAATATGAACTAAATTTTATTTGTTATGCATTTTATTTAAATTCCAAAAGGGATCGTTAATTCGGTCCCTTTCTTTTTTAGAGAAAACTATGAAGATCATACTGTTTATCACAATCATTTTTTCTAATGGTACTATGGTAGAGGATAAAATTCCATTTAAATCTTATGACGAGTGTTATGTTAATGCAATGATGTTGATCCAGAAAATAGAATCTCAGAAGGTTGTTGATAAGATGTATGTTTCTTGTGTTGAAATAAACGGAAATTATGAATGAGGGTTGAATATAATGATATCAGTTAAAATTGTAGGAAAAACAATTCCTCTCGTTAATAATGTAAATACTATAACAGAATTTATTGCATACCAAGCTAGGGTTTCTAATCCTAATAATCAAATTAATAATGAAACTGTTTCTAAATTAATTAAATATCTTCAAGATCATAATCACTGGTCTCCATTTGAAATGGCAAATATTGCTATAGAGATTAAGGCCCCTAGAGATATTTCTAGACAAATTTTAAGACACTCTTCTGCTAAATTCCAAGAATTCTCTCAAAGATATGCTGAAGTACAAGAATTTACTGTTCGAGAATTACGAAGACAAGATGAAAAAAACAGACAAAACTCTATAGACGATTTCTCCAAAGAAGAAAAAGAAAGATTTGAAAGGGACTGTGAGTATATTATTTCACAATGCGAAGAGGTCTATCAATATTGGCTTAAAAAGGGAGCAGCAAAAGAGTGTGCTAGAGTATTCCTTCCTGAAGGATTAACTATGAGTACTTTATATATGAATGCTCCAATTAGAACTTGGATACATTATCTTGATTTAAGACGTGCTAATGGAACTCAACTAGAACATATATTAGTTGCTAATAAAATTAGAGAAGAGCTACATAAACTTGAACCAGAGTTATTTTAGAGAATTCATGGAAGGTATTAACTGAATGACATTATTTGTAGACCCACCGTCAGGTTGGATATATGGGTTTCCAAAATCCTTCGATCCTAAGAAAGATAATTTAAAACAAATGCTTAAGGACTCTAAATACCCTGAAGAAGATATTGAGTTTGCATTAAGACATGCTAGATTTTTAGGGACAAAAGAAGAATTAGAAGAATTAAGAAGTATGGGGGTTTAATGAGACATCCAGCTAAATATGCAAAATATCCTGAAGAAGATGAAGTTAATTTAAGTAACCTAGAAAGTTCAGAATGAAGTATATGGGAAGTAAGGCTAGGTATGCAAAATACATATTACCAATAATTCTCAAAGACAGACAAGAAGGTCAGTACTATGTAGAGCCTTTTTGTGGGGGTTGTAATACTCTTGATAAAGTAGAAAACCCTAGAATAGGAAATGATATTCATCCTCATCTAATTTGTATGTTCGATGCTGTATCAAGTGGGTGGATGCCTCCTGAATTTATATCTGAAATAAATTATAAAGGTTATCAAAAAGATAAGACAGTTGATCCAGAGACAGGGTATGTAGGATTTGCCCTGTCCTTTGGTGGTAAATGGTTTGGGGGATATAGGAGAGATAAGTCAGGAGATAATTCTATTGAGAATATGAAAACTCAGTCAAGAAGAAGTTATAAGGATGCACTAAAGCAATTTCCTAAACTTCTTGGAGTTGAATTTTTCAACAAGAATTATTGGGAGTTGGATATTCCACCAAACAGTATCATCTATTGTGACCCACCCTATGCAGGTACAACTAAATATTCAACGAATTCTTTTGATCATGATAAGTTTTGGCATTGGTGCAATGAACAAATTAACAAAGGACATAAAGTATTTGTAAGTGAGTATAATGCACCTGAAGGTTGGACATGTGTTTGGGAAAAAGAAGTCTCAAGTTCCTTAACAAAAGACACAGGTTCTAAGAAAGCAATAGAAAGGTTATTCACTAAGTGATGCGACATATAGTCGATACGTATAAGAATTGGCAACCTAAATATGCAAGATATACTAAAGATAATGCAAGAAACTATTCTATTATTGGCCTTGCAGCCGAGGCGGGAGAGCTTCTTTCATTAGTACAAAAGAGTATTCGTAAAGGTGAAGAGATAGATGATCAAAAAGTTCTAGATGAACTTGGAGATGTTTTTTGGTATGTTAATGCCGTGATGAATACTTATGGGTTCTCTTGGTCAGAACTCTGTGATTATAATATGAATAAGCTTAATGAAAGAAATAAATGAGAATTCTTGTTTGTGGTGGTAGAAATTTTAATGATTGGGATAAATTAGAATTAGAATTAAATCGTATTATTGAAAGTAGATGTACCAATTATGATGAAATAGTTATTATTGAGGGTGGGGCTAAAGGTGCAGATAGTTTAGCAAGAGATTATGCTGATGTTTATGATTTAGGTCATATCAGATATCCTGCTCAATGGGGTAAATATGGTAACAAGGCTGGTCCTATTCGTAATCAACAGATGTTAGATGAAGGTAAACCTGATCTTGTTGTTGCCTTTCATGGTAAACCCAGAGAGGATGGTAGACGAACAGGGACTCAAGATATGGTTAGTAGAGCTAAGAAAGCTGGAGTAAAGGTAATAGAGATAGGCTATGAAGGATAAATTAATTAAAATAGGTTCTTCTACAATAGAACATAAATATACTTGGGTTACTTTAGGACATTATACTCATGTCCCAAGAAGTAAATATATGCCACACTTTGGTAAGAAAGAATTGGAGAGACAAAGAAAAAGAAATGCAGATAAAAATATACGGTAAAGAAAATTGTCCATGGTGTGATAGAGCAAAGGAATTTCTTGATTTAGCTAAAATAGAATATCAATATATCGATATAAATGAACCGGGTGCATTCGATTTTGTTACTAAAACTCTTGGGGCTAAGACTGTCCCGGCGATTTTAATAAATGAAGAATTCATCGGAGGGTATACACAACTAATAGAAAAAGCAAAAGAAGGAGAAAGACAATAACAAACCCTTTTAATAGTTACTATTCAGAGTTCATTTATAAATCTCGTTATGCTCGATGGCTTGAAGATGAAAGTCGAAGAGAAAACTGGGATGAAACAGTTAAAAGATATTTAGATTTTATTCATCAACATTTATTAACTAAATATGAAACTTATGATCCGGGTGCATATTTACTTGAAGAACTCTATGATGCGATTTATAATCTAGAAGTTCTTCCTTCTATGCGAACTCTTATGACAGCAGGACCAGCCGCAGAGCGTGATAACACCTGTACGTATAATTGTAGTTATCTCCCTATTGATGATATTAAATCATTTGATGAGGCGATGTTTATTTTGCTTTGTGGTACAGGAGTAGGCTTTTCAGTTGAACGACAGTACATCCAACGACTTCCAGAAATTCCAGAAAAGCTATTCGATAGCGATACAGTCATTGTCGTCAAAGATAGCAAGGAAGGTTGGGCAAAATCCCTTAGACAACTTATTTCCTTGTTATATTCAGGTGAAATTCCCAAGTGGGATATATCCAGAGTACGACCTGCTGGGTTTAGACTTAAGACCTTTGGGGGACGGGCATCTGGTCCGGGACCTTTGGAAGATTTGTTCAAATTCGTTATTTCTAAGTTTAAGAATGCTTCTGGTAGAAGGCTCAACTCTATCGAATGTCACGATATCCTCTGTAAAATTGGAGAGATTGTCGTTGTCGGAGGTGTTCGTAGAAGTGCAATGATTTCTCTATCTAATCTTACGGATGATCGTATGCGTAAAGCTAAGATGGGTAATTGGTGGGAAAATGAACCTCAGAGAGCATTAAGTAACAATAGTGTTGCCTACACAGAGAAACCTGATGTAGGCGCTTTTATGAATGAATGGGTATCACTATATGAAAGTAAATCAGGTGAACGAGGAATCTTTAATAGAACTGCCTCAAGGTCTCAGTCGGCAAGAAACGGTCGAAGAGATAGCGAAAGAGATTTTGGGACTAATCCATGCAGTGAGATTATCCTTAGGCCCTATCAGTTCTGCAATCTCACAGAGGTGGTTGTCAGATCAATTGACACATTCGAATCTCTTGCAAATAAGGTACGCCTTGCAACAATTCTTGGCACATTCCAAAGCACTCTAACCCATTTCCCATATCTCCGCAAGATTTGGCAACAGAACACAGAGGAAGAAAGACTCCTTGGTGTTTCTCTTACGGGTCAGTTAGATAATCGTGATCTTTATGAAAGGAAGATCGATCTTGAAGCACTTAAGCAAGTGGCTATCGATACAAACAAAGAGTGGGCGGACCTTTTGGGGATCAATCAGTCTACTGCTATTACCTGCGTCAAGCCTAGCGGCACTGTCAGTCAACTCGTCGATGCAGCTTCCGGTCTTCATGCTAGGCATAGTCCTTACTATATTCGGTCTGTCCGTGGTGACAACAAAGACCCGTTAACACAGTTCCTGCAGGATGCAGGTATTCCTTGGGAGCCAGAGATCAATAAACCAGAACAAACATCTGTATTCTATTTTCCAATTAAATCTCCTGAAGGAAGTATCCAGAGAAATGATCTGAGTGCAATTGATCAATTAGAATATTGGAAATATATTCAAGAAAAATGGTGTGAGCATAAACCAAGTATTACTGTAACTGTTAGAGATCATGAATGGCCTGAAGTAGGTGGTTGGGTTTATAAGAATTTTGATATAATTTCAGGTATTTCTTTCTTACCACATTCTGACCATATTTATAGACAAGCTCCGTATCAAGAATGCACCAAAGAAGAATATGAAGCTATGAAAGCCAAGATGCCTAAAGAAATCAATTGGGAAGATTTGAAATATTATGAACTAGAAGATAATACATCAGGAATGCAAACTCTGGCTTGTGCAGCAGATGGGTGTGAGGTTGTTGACTTAACTTGAAAGTATTGCAAAAGCAATGGCAAATCAATGGGGTTAATAATGTGGGAAGTGGCTGAATTTATTGAACCTTATGGTATGTGGGTTGAAAAAGAATTTAAGACAGAGAAAGAAGCTAAAGAATATTGTGATAAAAGAAATGCTTCTGGTAAGTTGGACTATAGATATAGAAAGAAAGAATGATATTTGTATTCGGAAGTAATTTAGCAGGAAGACATGGTAAAGGAAAGGAATGGAATATCTAAATGAATAATATTGAGATTACAACTTTTAATACTCTTGAACTTGCTTGTCTCTTTTTAGAAACTAAGTTAGATAAAAAAGAATATAACAAAGGTGAAATCTTGAAGACAGAGGATGGTAGATATAGAGTTTCTGTTTTTGAAGATAGAAACCAATTAGAATTATTTAAAGATGGATAATTTATTGAAAGCAATGCAACAAGGAATGCAAAATGTAAAAGATATTCAAATTGGTGGAAATCATTATAAAGATATGCCTATCCAACCGGGAGAATTCATTACTAAAAATAAACTAGGTTGGTATGAAGGTAATGCAGTTAAATACATTTGCCGTCATAAAATGAAGGGCGGTAAACAAGATTTAGAGAAAGCAATTCATTATCTTCAATTAGCAATACAGGATTTTTATGAAGAAACAACTTAATATCGCTCTTGACTGGGACGATACTTTTACTGCTGACCCTGAGGGGTTTAAAGCAATTATTCGTTGTTTTCAAAGTTTAGGTCATTCTGTTATTATAGTAACATTAAGAGATAATCAAGACACAGATGACAGAATGAGTGAATTAAGAGATAAATATGGCGTAGAAGTTATTTTCTGTGCAGGTCAATCTAAAGAAAGAATAATCAGAGAACTAGGGCTACAAATTAATATTTGGATAGATGATAATCCTAGATATATTGTAAATGATTATCCAAATTATTCAGAGATATTTGGAACTAAAAGAGATATAGACTAAAAAGAAAACCCCCAGTGAGGTTCCGAAAGGTTCCTTACTGGGGGTTGTTTTATTTGTATTTAATCAAAAGGATTTATTTTACTCTTAAACATATCTTCTGTTTGTTCCATAGTCTTTTTATAACCAGACTTATTACCACTATCATCTGGATGATCTTTTCTAGCAGCAATAGTACCTCTGAAGATAAGTTGTTTCATTTCAGGACTCATTCTAGATTTATTATCATCTATGATCTGTCTAGCTAGCTTAGCAAAAAGTTTAGGATTAGATAATACTTCATCAGCAGCCTGTTTAACTTTATCCTTAGGGTCATGAGATTTAAAATAATCTTTAGTAATAGTTCTGATCTTAGCGCTTGTGGGATTTAAGACACCAAACATCCAAGTTAATAAAGTACCAGTTGAACTATAAGCACCTTCTTGCCAAGCATTGTAGTTAAAGCCAGCACCCATACGGGTTTTATTAGCAGCTTCAGCTTCTTTAGCAGAAGTAGTTAATATCTTCCAACCTTCAATAGCTTCTTTAGGTAAAACCTTTTCAGCCATCTTTTCAAATCCTTCAGGTATCTTAAGTTTGTCGCCTTCTTGCATAAGATGTTTCTCAAGCATTTTGACAACAGCAACTTCAGCACCTTTACGGAAACTTGGGTCTTTATCTAACATAGGAAGAACATCATTTGTTAATCTATCAGAGTTTTTAGGATCAGAGATAAACTTCTCAAATGCACCATACCCATCAGGATTTCTTGCATATTTATTTCCCATACCGGGATTTTTCATAAAGAATTCTCTGAGTTTATTCCCATAAAATTCTTCTTCAATCCTGTCGGCTTCTTTCTGCATAGCTGTTAATCTCTCTGAAAGATCAGCAACTTTAACTCTACCAGACTCAGAATCTCTAACAACTTGCTCCATACGAGATTTCGCTTGATCAGACATCCCACCAGCCATCTTAGCAAAAGCTCCACGGACTTCTTGTGGAGAGACTTTAGAAATACCTTTAGAATCAATTAACTCTTTGATAGTAGATGCAGCTTCACCAATGATATGATCATCTATTTTCTGTCCCGCACCTATACCCGAGAGTTGTTCTCTTAAGAGTTTAACCTCTTCTGCTCTTTTAGGGTTAGAGATAGCCCCTTCAATTGCTTGTCTATTTTGAGTGGTCTTCTCAGCAGTTTTCCAACCATCAGCTCTGTCAATATCCCTGAGTTCTTCAGTAACACCTTGATTAAACCTGCCCTCATTCATACGGAAACCTTCATCAGCTTCACGTAAAGCTCTAACAGACTCTTCATCACCAGAGTTTTTAAGATACCTAGAGAAATTTTCTACATCAATCTTAGCTGGTCCTTGAAGACCTTTAGCTTCCTGACTAATTTGTTTAGCCAGTTCAGTCATATTCTTGTAGTTACCATCTTTGATATATTCTTCAAATCTGGCTCTAGACTCTTTAGAAAGACTTTCTTTTATACCCTCATACTGTTTCTTGACCCCTTCGGGATCAACAATCTTAGAATCAGCAGGTATTTTAGCATAGCGTTCATCTCTCTGAGGATTCCACTTTTCTTCTCTTGCTCTTTTAGCTTCAGCAGCAATTTCATCAGCAGAACGATTTTGTCCTTCATAAGGATCAAAAGGCATATTTCTTTCTTCTGCTTCTCTGATTTGAGGGCCTAAACTAGGATCATTTCTGAGAATTGCATTAGTATCTCTTTCTGCTTT